TTCTTCTAAAGTTAGTTTCGTGTTTTTCTCGGCATCTTCACGAAGTCTTCTAAACTTATCGCGATTTATTTCAAGTTCTTTTTCTATGCCTTCTTCAAGTAATTCGTTTTCAAGGTCTTCTATTTGTCTTGCTGTTTGTAGTCTGTTATCTCTGTATTCACGATATTTTTGTCTGCGTCTTTCTAAACTTTCTGCTTCTTTCTCTTCGTTATCCAAACGCAAAGTTTGAACCCGATTATTAAATATTTTAATTTCGTTCCAGTCCTCGTTTCTTATTCTTTGCTCATATTCTTGATTAAGTCGAACTTGTGTTTTGTATTTAGCTGAATTTGCACCGTAAAGTTTCAATAGACGTTTTTCAAGTGCCTGTATTTCTTTAAGTCTTATTCTTTTGCTTTCTAAAAAGTTTTCTTTTTCATCTTCTACTGATTGTATTTGTGCCGCAAGTATTTCTTCATCTATGGCTTTTATGTCATCACCATTTTTTTTCGCCATACGTCTGCGTATTTCAAGTTCTCCTAAATATGCTTCAGTGTATTTTTTTTGTGCTTGTGCCTGTTTTTCTAATTGCTTTTTGCTTTCATCTAAACGCTTTTTTTCTGCTTCATATCTTGCCTTACTTGCCTCATTCCTTTTCTCAGCCTCTTTCTCCGCTTCGCTTTGTGTAATACCTAAAGCCTGTAAACCTTTATTAACTAATTTAAAGCCTTCGATAATTGCGGTAATAGGAAACAGAATAATTTTCATTACACCACTTAATTTGTCAAAACTTTTTATTGCATCTCCTACAAATTTGCTAACCTTTTCAAAGTTGGCAATCAACAAACCTAAACCTACTACTATTGCACCAATACCTGTACTTACTAAAGCTGCTCTAAATACCTTTAAAGCAGTTGAAGCACCACCAGTTACAAAAGTAAAAGCTGCCTGTGCTGCTCCTGCTATTTTTGTACCTATTCCTAATTCTCTATAGGCTTCAGTTAAACCTTGAACACCTTGTTGAATAGCTAAAGCACTTTGAACTTTTAGGAGTGATTCGTTTAAAGCTTCGTTTTCTTCACCAAATAAAGCTATTGCACCTTGTGTTGCTGTAAAACCACTTGTAGCCGCGTTCAACGCACTACCAAGTTTTTGTGTCATTGTAGTGGCTGCACCGTCTACTGCTAAATCGGTTTGTATTTGAACCTTTCTATATTCGCCAACTTTTGTTAAAAGTTCTTGATATTCTTTAGAAGTAGTGTCACCAGCTAAAGCCAATTCATAAAGACGGTCTTCGGCTTCACCTAATCTTGTTGTTAGTGGTTGTAGTTCACCATATACTTCTTCAAATGTGCTATTGACATTCTTTGCACTTTTTGCAGTTTGGTCTAACGCATCATTAAACGTATTGAAGTCTTGTGTTGCTTCGTCTGCGTTATTCTTTATGTTTATGTCTATAGTTCTTTTTTCAGCCATTGTAGTTGTTCTTTATTTCGTTTTTTCAACAGGTTCATTCTTTTCTTTTGCTTATATATTTCTTTTATTCCTGTTTCATAACTATAAAGACCTTTAGCTATATGTACATTGTAGCTACCTTCGTAGAATTCGTCTATTTGTAGTAAGTCTATTATGTGCTTTATCATTATGGTTGTTGTTGTATGTATATTTGGTTAACTGCTTGTGTGCCATTAGTAAACGTATAAGTAACATTTAAAGTAATTAGTTCTATAGTACCGCCTTCTGTTCTTATTCGCAAAGTATTCTCCGTGTTTATGTAGTCAACATTGTCTTCGGTTTTTAGTACCGTTGTTGTGTTAGGATTGTCTGGAATACACACTTCTACCGTGCCTTCACTTGTCAACGTACTTGGTGTTATTGTTACACCACTTGTTGTAGTTGTTATGGTTGCACTTTCTACGCCATTAGGAAACAAAATTCTAACGTCTAAACATTGTGCGACATCATCAGTTACTATGGTTTCTGGTGGATTGCTACCACTATCTGAAAGAACGGCTCTAAAGTCATTTATCAATACAAAGTCTACATCACCATTATTTAGGTTAGACTTCATTGATTCGATAATATAACGCTTGTCACGAATTATTACACGGTCGTTTAACCTTAAGTTAGTAAGTAGGCTTACAGGTAGATTCGTCTTTACGGTCAATCTACGATTCTTTAACTTATACAAATTTTGTAAGTATGCCTTATAATATATTTCATACAATGTATTAGGTACTGCCTGAAGTAGTAGTGTACTTATTTCGTAATTAAAATTCAAAGTAAAATTTAGATTATTTACTTTTACATCTTGACCGAAAGGCATATACTCCGTAAGTATGTTTGTGGTAGTACCATTAAAGAAAGGCACTTGTTCACTTGTTTCTTCATACATATACAATAACATAGGCTTAGGTGTATAGGTGTTTAGGTCTTTGTCTACCGTAAAGCCTACCTGTAAGTTCGTGTTTGTGAACTTTTGCATTTGCATATTTTCGAAAGGTTGTTCTATTTTGTACTCGCCACCGTCATAATCAAAAGTTATTGAAACGTCGCCATATTCACGACCAAATAATTCTCTAAATTGGTTGTTTAATATGTTTTCACTTTGTTGGTATTTAAATTCTATAAATTTAAATAGCTTTATTCTTTCTACGTTAATAGATTTTATGTCCGTGTATTTGGTAATATCTACAATAGCTCCTTTACTATACCAATCATCTAATGGCTCAACTTGAAACACATCTTCTGCAATACCATAACAAGTCAAATTAAATTCTTTTAAAACCGCCGTAAAGAAGTCGGCTATTTTCATATCTGGCAAATAAGGTAGAATAGAAATGTTTGCACTATATGAAGTTGTATTTGTTTCTATTTCACAAAAATTCGTGTTTATAACTTGTTGACCTGTTATTGGGTCTTCAAATTGTCCTTGTATTTCATATCGCAAACGATAATCTAAATCCATAGCTTCAGTAGTTTGCACTTCAAACCTATATACACTATTTAAACCGCTTGTATTTGGCGTGTCAAGAATTAAGTATGTATCTGCTTGGCTACCTTGATAAGAACTTATTAAAACGTCATTCTCAAACACACGAATAAAATAATCACCGCTAACTGTACTTTGACTAATAACATTAAATCTTATTATGTGCCTACCAATGTCTAAATCTAATTCTTGTATGTTTATTGTGTTGTTAGCTAAGTCTACATAGTCAGAACATACAAACGGATTTAAACCTGTTTGAACATCTTGTGAAATACTTGTAAGGTCAACGGCTTGTGTGCCTGTTAAAAACTGAAAATTGTCTTTATTTTGGCAATACAAAAAACAGTTAGTAAATCTTTTGTCACTTAAAAATACACCTTGTAAGTCTATGCCATATTTTATTTCTATTGCAATAAATATACTACGTAAGTCTATTGCTGGAAACAATTCAGTATAAGCTATAGAACTAATACCACCACTGGGACTAATGTCATTTGCGCCACCGTCACCATAAGTCAACACACGTTGGGTAATTAATGGCCAGCGTATTGCATAGTTTGTACTTCCGTCTGTTATCCTGTCTTGTATTTCTGCACCACTATAATCGTGTGAATGTATGTTAAGATATGTTAATTCATTTAATTTAGAATCACCAAATTTGTCTTTTAGACTTGTTATATCGCCATAGAAAGTAATTTGATAAGAGTAAGCTTGGTTGTCTTTTATTTCAGCTTTTTCAAGGCTTATAGTGCCTGTTCTAAAAGTTGTTAAGTCTATTTCTATAAACGCACTTCTTCTTATGTTGTGGTCTATTGTGCTATCTACGTCATTCTGGTAAAAGTGCTGGAATATTGCGTCATTACTTGGTGTACTCGGAACACTAAACGATTGGCTAAAGTCAGTAAATACTTTACTTATGTCTTGAACGTCTTGTTGTTTACTTGTGACGCTTATTGTTTCGTCATTAAACAAGTCAAGTCTTTGACCTTCTATATATACTTGAACTGTACGCATTAAATTACCGTGTTTATCATATCGTAAGCAAACTCAAACTCAAGTGTGTAGTTTATCATTCCGTCATTTAGACCTACTTGCTTTTTAAGTGAACTTGGTTTAACTTTAACTGAAGCATAGTCTTCGTTATTCTCAAAGTCGCATATAGAAACATATTCACTTAAGAATAATTGTTGTAAGTATTCACCATATCCGTCGTTTACCCAACCTGTATTAAGTTTAATTGTTTCTGTGCCGTTTATATTGAATTGTGCTTTTTGTCTTGTGTCTTGTGGTGTAAAAGGTAGGCTATCTGGATTTAACTTGTATTCGTTTTTCTTTACTTCTATGGTTCGTGTTTTTGCCTTCTGAAAAAAGATTCTTGACCAACTACCATAACGATTAACAAAGTCTACTGTGACAGGTTGGTATTTAGGTTCGCATTGTGGTTTAAAGTAACCTGTCCACCTTACTACACTACCACCAGGCAACCATTCTACTTTGTTGCCATTTGCTACATAAGTCAAATAAATTCGTGAAAAGCTTTTTGTACCAGCCGTTGTTGCAGTAAAATCAAAACTACTGCCTGTTACTAAATCGGTATACCTTACAACGTCACCTACACTTATTTGAATATCTATAGAACCCCACGTTCCGTTATTTTGTGAAGTAGGTATTGTAGAATCGTAGTTATAGTAGTAAGTGCCTTCGTCTAATAATACAGAAGGTGTTGCAGGATTGTAACCATCTTCGTAATAACCAAAGCCATTTGAAAATGTGCCTGTAATTGTATCAATTAAAGTATATGTTCCACCTACTAATTTATATCTTTTAACTGCATACTGCACAATAAAATTAACGTCTATATCTATGTCATAAGTTAAACCTGTAGCATTTTGCCATTTAGTAAATGTAAAATATTCCCGAACATACGGCGATATATTATAATAGGTTTCTATTTTGTTAGAAGCTGGTATAAGTTTAGATAGTGTATATTGAGGATTGGTAGGTTGACTACCACTATTCCACAAAAACAATTCTACTTTAGAACCTTCTTGACCTGATTCTGCTATTTCTATAATATGTGGACTTCGTGCTAAATTCATTTGGCTAATCGTTTAAAGTTTTCGTCTGTTATTGTGTTAAATAGGTTTACCATATCAAGTGCATACTTTTCAGTAAGTTCTTTAGGTAACCTTTTATAGTATTTTTCAAAAGGCTTGGTAAAAAATAGTGTTGGCTTAATACCTTTGTTAAATATACTCCGTGCTATCAAGAAGTTTAATGATTTACGTTTTATAAACCTACCTTCTTTGTCGCGTGGTGCTATGCCTTTTCTTACTGTCCATTTATCGAAGGCTTTAGGTGGTGGCATTTTATTCGTGTATTTGTAGCCGTCTAAACTCTTACCACCTTTTTTACCTTTAACACCACGGTCTTGATAAAAGCCGTAGTCTTCCATTTCAAAGCTTACTTGAATACTATTTTTAGATTCTTTAACATAACCTTTTAAACTATCTTTTAACCTACCTGAGGTGTTTTGTGCAGATAGGTTTTTTTTAGCTTCGTTTATTACGTTAGCTTTAAATTCGTCTAATATGGCTTGTACATTTTCTAACATATAGTCATATCGTTTGGAATAAGTATGTCGGTTGTCATAGTAAAGCCAGCTAACTTGTTTTCGAATCGTTCAGTAAAAGGTTCACAGGTTGGTGTGCCGTCTACTTGGAATTTATCGGTGTATAAAGTACCACGTCTTAACAATTCGTAGCACCTGTTAAGAACTGCTAACATAGTGTTGAGTACATACAATTCGTTATCGTTGCCGTCAAAGTTATTCGTGTTTGCGTCTTTACTTATATCGGTTATGTCCATAGCTAAAATACTTATGTTGTACCTTATGACGTTTTCTTCAAAAGTTGCCGTGTTTACGATTAAATGAACTAACGGAAATATTGTCTGCTTGTTTAAGTCTACTTCAAAAATGTCACCTTGTGTCACGGTGTTTATGATTGCATCACTTTCGAAGTGTTGTTTAAGTTTGTCTATAATATCAAAATAATTCATCGTTTCATTTGTCTTTTAAGTTCGCGGCTTTCGATTTCGCTTTTTTGTTTTTCGAAGGTAAGATAGGTAAGACATTGAGTAAGTCTTGTTCTGGTGACCTCATCAAACTTGGTGATATCTCCTTGAGCGCATTTATAGATGCTTGAATACCAGCCCCAGCGTTTGCCAAATTGGCTTCTTTCTGAGTATTCACTGAACGCGTCATCTTCGTCACTTCGTTCTGTAAATAGTTCATTGTAAGATTCAATAATTCGCTTCCTAAATGATAAAAAAAAACCGAAGCACTAATTGCTACGTCTAAAGGTGCAAACTTCATAAGTTCTTGCATATCTTCATTAGGTTCGTAGTCTACTATTGTGTATTTGTCTCCGTGTTTTTCTTTGATAGGTCTAAACATTACCGCCATAGCCTTGTGATAGGTAGACCAATTCTGAAAGTGGTGTTCAAGGTCAACGTATTCACCAAAACTTATGTCGTCTATTTTAGGTATAAAACCAAATTCTATGTTTTTAATTTTGAACTGCCTTACAAGTTGTGGCTTTTCACTAAATACGTCTGTAAAGTGTTTAATTAAGCCATTTAGTTCTTTTACCTTAATTTGCATTACTTCTTTTAGTTCTATACCACAGAATATTTGAATCATTTTATTAGCTATGAGTTCTTCGTCATTGCTTTGTTCTTTCATTTCTATGAACTTTTGATACCTACATAAAGGTATTTCTGAAAGTGAAGTAGGAAGTAATATGTCAAGCTTCATAATTATATAACTTATTTTTCGTGTTTTTGTAGTTTAGAGAATAGAATATGAACCGTAATTTTTGTTCATACCTAACGTTTCCATTTCGTGGTAACGTACCGCGTCTATTGCGTGGTCATACATACTTATAGGTTTATTTAGTCGTTTACCTGTTTTGTCGGTGTCCCAACAATATGAACGAAGTTCTTTTATTAGGTTTGTACTTTGTGAAGTCACTAAATAATTTTCACGCTGCATTACGTCAATACCGTAGTTAATTGAGTCACGACCTTTTGTAACACCTTTAATTGTTATACCATATCTTTGAATGTCGGCAATACTTTTAGGTTCGGCACTATCGGCGTAAACAGGTACGTCACGCGGTAGTATCTTTGCTATGTCACTATTTAATAAACCTGTTTGGTAGGTTACTTCGTTAAGTATTCGTGTTTCGTTCATTTTGTACACTTCTATAATACTTGTGGGGTCATTTGTGTAGCCAAAGTCAACACCTATGCCTATAAGTCTTGCTTCATTTGGTATTGTGTCTATTTGTTTCCAGTTACTAAACACTACACCTTCAAGTTGTCCCATTTCACCGTCTACATAAACACGAACCCAATTCTTCCAATAGTTACTTGTTTCGGCTTTCTTTATGTTCTTTTCTATTTGGTCTATTATACCTTTGTCAAGTGCTTCGTTGTCTTTGTAGGTAAGTATTATTTTTTCTGCGTCTTCTTGACCTTCAAGTTCTGTCTGTACCCAAAATTCTGCCGTTGGGTTATAATCAAGATAGCATTCGTCTTTCGTTCTAATTGACAATTCGTTAAAACTTTCAAAGCTTACACTATTGCATTCGTTTATATATAAGATTGAACGTCTACCACCACGAAGTTTACTTGAATCGTCAGCACTAAAGAATTCTATAAAGCTGCCATTTGCAAATTCGTATTTTAGTAGTGACTTGTTGTAACGTTCGTCAACAAATCGTTGTGTAGATTTCATAATCTTTAAGAAGTCACGTAAAGCACCTCTACGCAAATGTGGTATTGATTCACTTACTACACTTATTTCGGTGTTTGGTTGTTTACAGGCTTTGTCTATTAGTATTGGTAGTATGCCGTAAGTCTTACCAGCTGACGTACCACCTTGAACAATCTTGATTCGTTTTTTTAACGCAAGTATTTTATTTATCGCCGTTGTCCTTTGAAACATCTGGGAATAATGGTTGCTCTATATTCGTTTGTTCTATTTGTTCTTTTAACGCGTTTAAACGTGCAGTAATACTTGGATTATACTGACCGACCATACCGCCTTTTATTTGGTCGTCACGTATTTCTTTACGTATACGCGTAGAGATAGTACAGAAGTCTTCATATCTGTTCTCTGTATTCTCTAAATAGTGTTTAACTGTGAAGTCAAATTTGTTGTAGCAATATATTTCAAAGCCTTCTATTGTTAGTGGTACTTCTAAAGGTTCTCCTACCATATCACCTGTTCTTTGGTTTAGGTGGTATTTAAACCTTGGATTCGTTTTTGTGTAGGTTTTATAAGCTTCGAAGATGTCTTCTAATTCTTTTGGGTCTTGTATTTTTTTTGGTCTACCTTTCTTTGCCATTGTCTTTATTGTATTTGTCTTTATAAGTTGCAGAACAAACCGCTAAACGTTGGTCTGTACCATATTCTTTTACCATAGTAGGATTACTCATACATCTTTGCATAAAGTCCTTTCTTGATTCGTCTTTTCGTGGTTTAGGTATTGGCATTTTCGTATGTTTCGTAAACTTTTTTCATTCTATTCATTATGTCACGTAAACAACTTGAACAAGTAGTGAATTGCTGACGTGCATTAAATACACGGTTGTATATTGCTAACATTTCTTTTTGTTCTGTTGGCTTCATTATACTTTTTTCTAACTTAAACCAATTATCAAGCCATTTGTATTCGTCTTCTTGTAGGCAGTCAGCTTTCCAACGTGAAGGAAATAAGTTGTTTAACTTTTCTTTTCTTTCGTCACAACCACAATCGTCACCAGCTAACCACTTAACGGCTTTCTTGATACCTGTAGCTTCAGTTATTTTTTCTACAACGTCACCAAGACCTTCTGCCTTTTGTGCTTTCTTCCAGTCTTTGTATTCTTTAGATCGTTTGTCTAAACTATTATAGTAGTCTACGTCTTTTTCCATAATCATTTAATTAGTTCGTATTCTTCGTTTTTATAATCTTCGTAGTCTTCACCTACTTTGTTTTTTATTTGTTTTTTACAATACTTTATTGTTTGGTAAATAGAACTTACACTAATTCGTGTTTCTGCAGAAATATCGCGCATAGACTTACCTGAGTCGCGATAAAGTTCATACAACATTTTGTCGTACCAATGCCACGACTCAGTTTCTTCTTCTATTTTTTCTATGATTGCACTATAAGCTTCGTGTTCGTTTATGTAGTCGTAAGTGACACCTATAGGTTTTATTTCTTCTATGTCCACTTTTTCTATTTTGTTTCTTTCTTTTTGTAAGTCGTAATACAAACAACGTAAAGTTAAAAAAATGTAGCTTTTATTTATTTGTCCGTTTTTTCGTAAAACCTTATCTGCGTCTGCATACTTACTTAACTTGATATACATTTCTTGAACAATGTCTTCAGCTAAAAATTCTTCGCCAAAACTTTTGACCATTCTCAAATAGTCTTCGTGTAGTTCGGCAACTTTTTTAAGCCAGTTCATTGATTAGATTCTAAACAAATGTAATGATTATTTTCTAATATGTATAAACGTATATTTAAACAAATAGTTGTGAATAAAAAAAAGCGCACATTTCTGTACGCTTTTTCTTGTTTGATGTTTGTGTTTAAAAAGGTAAATCGTCAGAACCTTCTGACATTTTCGCGTCATATTTTGCGTCTTCGTCACCGCCAGCTTCTACTTCTGCTTGGTATGGTTTACTAAAGGCAGCACTAAAATACTTTACACCGCTTTTACTTTCGTTTAGCCATAAGGCTATTTCTTTTTCTACACCGTCAATAAGTGCTTTACCTTTGTAGTCTGGTTGTGAATCCGTTTTTTTGTAGTTGTTTTTAAAGATTGCTCCTGTGTTATTCTTCTGTTCCATAATCTATTGTTTTACTTAATATATATGCGCTTAACGTCTTTCGTGTGCGCCTTGCTTTTAGTTTTAATATTTCTTTTTCTTCGTCTGTTACTCTGACTATTAT